CTATGAAAGATGGTAAACCCGCTTTCATGCAGAAGAAGATGAATATGGGCGGCATGGCCTACGCCAAAGGTGGCGGCATTGAGTCCCGTGGCAAGACCAAAGGTACGATGGTCAAGATGGCTGCTGGCGGTTCGGTATCTGCTCGTGCTGACGGTATTGCTCAACGCGGCAAGACTAAGTTCAAAAACTACTGAGATGCGCCCGTCCCGTGGAATGGGGGCCATAGCCCCCTCGAAGGTGCCTAAACTCATCAAGAAGCGAGATGGGGACGAGCCTGTTAAGGTGTTTAAACAGGGCGGCAAGTCAACGGTCAACGCGGCAGGCAACTACACCAAGCCGGGGCTTCGTAAACGCATCTTCAATAGCGTCAAGGCTGCGGCAATTGTAGGCACGGGTGCTGGGCAGTGGAGCGCGAGAAAAGCGCAAGTTATGGCTAAACGGTATAAGGCTGCTGGTGGGGGGTACAAAGATTGAAAGCGCCGCAACAATCACTGAAGGACTGGGGTGACCAGAAATGGAGAACCAAAAGTGGAAAACCATCGAGTAAAACAGGTGAAAGATACCTTCCAGAAGCTGCGATTAAAAATCTCAGCCCTGCTGAGTACGCTGCGACAACGCGTGCAAAACGCGCTGGTAAAGCAAAAGGACAGCAATTTGTAGCCCAACCCAAGAGCGTAGCTAGAAAAACAGCGGGATATAGATAATGGCCTACACCACCACGGGTACTGTTGCGTTCAACCTAGACCTCAATAACCTTATAGAAGAGGCTTTTGAGCGTTGCGGTCAGGAACTTCGTTCCGGCTACGATATGCGTACCGCCCGTAGAAGTTTGAACTTGATGACCTTGGAGTGGGCAAACCGTGGTCTGAATATGTGGACTGTAGAACAGGGCCAGATTGTTTTGGCTACTGGTCAAAGCACCTACGCCCTTCCTACAGACACCATCGACCTGTTGGATATGGTTATCCGCACTGGGACAGATACCAACCAGACTGACATCAACATCAGCCGGATTAGTGAATCTACCTTCGCAACAATCCCCAACAAGAACGCTACGGGCAGGCCGATTCAGGTCTGGATCAACCGTCAGTCAGGGGCCACAGCCGTCACGACGATTACGCTAAATGAGACTCTGACTGCCACCGACACAACGATTACCCTGAGTACCACGGTGGGTCTGGCAAGTGCCGGGTACATCAAGATTGACTCAGAGATCATCTACTACAGCGGCACGACCAGCACGACCATACAGAATTGCGTCCGTGGACAGGCGTATACCACCGCTGCGGCCCATACAACGGCTACGGCTATCTACGTAGTCAACCTGCCAGCAATCAACGTCTGGCCCACCCCTGACAGCAGCCAGACTTACACCTTCGTGTATTGGAGGCTTCGCCGGATTCAGGACGCGGGTAACGGTATAAACGGGGAAGACATCCCGTTCAGGTTCCTGCCTTGTATGGTGGCTGGGCTGGCGTTCTACCTGTCAATGAAGATACCCGGAGCCGAAGCGCGAGTTCAGATGCTCAAAGGGGAGTACGAGGAACAGTTTGCAATGGCAGCTAGTGAAGACCGGGAAAAAGCTTCGATTCGTTTTGTGCCTAGAAATATGTTTTATGCCTAGTAAATTTTCCTCTGGTAAGTATGCGATAGCGGAGTGTGACCGTTGTGGACAACGGTACATGCTTACAGAGCTAAAAAAACTTGTTGTTAAAACTCATGTAGTAGCCATAAAGGTATGCCCAGAATGTTGGGAGCCAGACCAACCCCAGTTATCTTTAGGTCTGTACCCAGTAAATGATCCACAGGCAGTACGGGAACCAAGACCTGATACAAGCTATGTAACGTCTGGGGTAGGGGACGATGGATACCCTAGCGGGGGTAGCAGGATCATCCAGTGGGGCTGGAATCCGGTGGGTGGTTCTAGGCAGTTTGATGCGGCGTTGACCCCAAATAATTTGGCATTAACGGTTAGTATTGGCACGGTTACAATAGCGGTTACCTAGGAGATACACATGAACGCAAAGAAAGCAGTTACGAAGCACGAGCAGAACATGCACCCGGGCAAGAAGACGACCTTCAAGAAGGGCGGTGTTACGTCGCTGGCTATGAAGGCTGTTGGTCGTAATATGGCTCGTGCGAACAACCAGAGGGGCAAATGATGGTTAATAACAAACCAGCTTCTGCCTACGCCAAACCGCACACAATGACTGGTAAGGCTGTGACGGTTAGCGAGAACCCCGGTTCCGGTGAGAACATGAGTGATCTTAATAACCGTAGCATGTGCGTTGGCAATGTCAGCACTTCGACGAATAACGAAGTTAAGACCTCCGGGATTCAAGTGCGCGGTGGTAAGGCGCAGACCAAAGGCCGTATGGCTCGCGGGCCGATGGCTTGAGGTGATTGATGAACTACTCGACGCTTTTTACAACGGTCAAAGGGTATTTAGAGAATGACTTCCCCGCGTCCGCGTTCACTGGCTCCACTGGGAGCAGTGTGTCGTTTACTAGTGTCGAGCAGATCAATACCTTCATCATCCAAGCCGAACAGCGCATATACAACACTGTTCAGTTCCCCTCGTTGCGGAAGAACGTGACGGGGGCGACTACCGCAAGTAATAAGTACCTGTCTTGCCCTTCTGATTTTCTGGCTTCGTATTCGATGGCGGTGATAGACCCTACCACTGGCGCATACTCTTTTCTGCTTAACAAAGACGTTAACTTTATTCGGGAATCCTTTCCTATCCCGACTGATACAGGCACTCCGGAGTATTACGCTTTGTTTGGCCCTACGACTACAAGCACGACTCCCCCGGTACCGACCAATGAGTTGTCGTTTCTTCTGGGGCCAACACCCAATGCGGCGTATAGCATGGAGCTTCACTATTACTATTATCCTGAGTCAATCATTCAACGTCCCATTACCGCGCTAGGGGCCGTTACAGGTGGCAGTAGTTACACTAGCGGTACTTATTCAAATGTTCCCCTTACAGGTGGAAGCGGTAGCGGCGCTACGGGGGATATTGTAGTAGCGGGTGGCGTTGTAACTACGGTATCACTAGCTAATGGCGGGTCAGGATATGTTGTTGCTAATACTTTGAGCGCAACTGCTGCAAATATTGGTGGTTCTGGCTCTGGGTTTTCTATCCCCGTATTAACTGTTGGTAATACTTCAGGTCAGTCTTGGCTGGGAGATAACATTGACTCTGTTCTTCTCTATGGCTCTATGGTTGAGGCGTACACGTTCATGAAGGGCGAAACAGACGTTATCGCCTTCTACGAGAAGAAGTATCAAGATGCCCTCGTACTGGCTAAACGGTTGGGTGATGGTCTGGAAAGACAAGATGCGTACCGCAGCGGGCAAGCTAGGATTCCGGTGAAATAATGGCCTTCACTGGAAACTACACAACCAACGCCTTTATCTTAGGGCTACCTAGCGGGTCATATAACTTCGCTACCGGTACTACAGATGTATACAAGATCGCCTTGTATACCAACGCAGCTACGTTGAATGAAGATACTGCGGTATATACCGCTACGGGTGAGGTTGTAACGTCAGGCTATACAGCTACCGGAGAGACTTTGGTGGTTAGCACAGTCCCGATAGTTTCTGATGATGTAGCTTACTGGTCGTTCACCAATGTTTCGTGGTCTGGGGCCATTACCGCCCGTGGTGCGTTGATTTACAAGGTCAGTGGTGGAACGGTGTGTGTTCTGGACTTCGGTGCAGACAAGACCTCTACCGCTACATTCACAGTGCAGTTCCCTACGGCAAGTAGCACTTCAGCCATCATAAGGATTGCGTAACCGCAAGGAGTTTTTATGTCAACAAACGATAAAGCCAAGTCTGTGGATGCAGTTTCTAGCGTACTTATTTGTGGTGCGCGTCCTGAAGAATCAGCTCGTGCCATGGGCAAGTTCAAGATTCAATGCTTGGATAAAAACGGTAACCTGAAGTGGGAAGCAGAAGAGAAAAACCTTGTTGTGAACGTAGGTCTGGCTTATATGGCTGGCTCTGCGCTGACAAGTGTTGCTGCAATAACCACTTGGTATATTGGCCTGTACGGTGCTGGAGCGTCTAACACCCCTGCTGCTGCGGATACCATGTCGAGTCATGCTGGTTGGACTGAGAACGTCGGCTACAGCAACGCCACTCGTGTGGCGGTTACCTTCGTTACTGCGACAACTGCCAATCCGTCTGTGGCTACAAACTCAGCTTCACCAGCGGCGTTCAACATCAATGGAACTTCTACAGTTGGCGGCGCGTTCCTGACCAGTGGTAGTGCTAAGAGCGGCACGGCGGGAACACTGTTTTCGGCATCTGACTTCACCTCTCCCGGTGACCGGGCTGTAACTTCGGGCGACACATTGAACGTAACCTACACCATGAGTTTGGCGGGGTAATGTGTT